TAGCGTAATTTGTTGACTTTATGGTATATTATATGCTAATGGGATTATTTGATAGATTTAGAGCAACGCAAGAAAATCCAGTTGATGTAGCTGCATCACTCTCACCTTACAACGCTCAACAATTAGTTGGCGGAATTTTATTTGGAACTACAACTGCAACGCGTGAACAATACATGGCGATACCTGCCGGAGCGCGTGCAAGAAATATAATTTGTTCAACAGTCGGATCTTTACCAATTGAACAATATAATCATTTTACAAATGAACACATAAGACCAAATCGCGTAATTATGCAACCAGATCCAAGAGTTGCAGGTTCAGCAATTTATTCATGGATCGCTGAAGATCTTTTACTTTATGGCGTTGCTTATGGAATGGTAATGGATGCTTATGCAGCCACAGATGCATCAAGAATTAGAGCATGGACAAGAATTGCTCCGGGTCGAGTATTTGCTTCATTAAATGGTAACTCAACCGAAATTGAGTATTACACAGTTGATGGAAAACGAGTGCCACCATATGGATTAGGTTCGCTAATTGTATTTAACGGATTAGATGAAGGAATACTTAATCGAGCAGGTCGCACAATCAAAGCTGCTGCATCATTAGAGCAAGCTGCTGAAATGTATGCAAAAGAGCCTATGCCACAAATGGTGTTAAAGTCAAATGGCACAAATTTAACTCCAGAGCGAATTACAAAGTTATTAGAGTCATGGAAAATATCAAGATCAACAAGATCAACTGCATTCTTAAATGCCGATGTTGAATTACAGGCTTTAGGATTTGATCCGGCTAAATTACAATTAAATGAAGCTCGTCAATACCTTGCTTTAGAAATTGCAAGAGCATCTGGTATCCCTGCATCATTCGTATCTGCTGAAACTACCAGTATGACTTATTCAAACATGACAGCCGAAAGAAAAGCACTTATTGACTTTTCATTACGACCAATCCTTACTGCAATTGAGCAAAGATTATCCCAAGCCGATTTCTGCCCTAACGGAATTGAAACTCGATTTGATATTGATGATTTCTTGCGTGGCTCAGCATTAGAGCGAGCGCAAGTCTATGAAATCCTAAACCGCATTGGCGCGATGAGCGTTGAGCAAATCCAAGAGGAGGAGGACTTAATCCGATGAAGATTAATTTCCCAATAACACTAACCGCAGCCGATTCAAAAAAGCGAACCATAACAGGCAAGATCGTTGCTTGGAATGAATTAGGCATGACCAGCGCTGGAGCAACAGTATTTGAAAAAGATTCAATTGATTTCTCAAAGCCAGTTAAATTATTACTTGAGCATGATCGCACTCGACCAATCGGTAAATTAATGGATATTACAGCTGATGAGAATGGCATTGAAGCCACATTCAAAGTTGCAGCAACAATCGCTGGCGATGACTCATTACTAGAAGCTGCCGAAGGTTTAAGAGATGGATTTTCAGTTGGTGTAAAAATCAACGAATGGAAAAATGAGGAAGGCGTGTTACGCATCAAGTCGAGTTCCTTGCAAGAGGTATCACTTGTCACCGAACCGGCCATTGACTCAGCTCGCGTTTCAGAAATAGCAGCGAGCACAACACCAGAGAATTCCGAAGCAGCCGCTGAGGATACAACAACAGAGGAGAACAAAGTGTCAGAGATTAATTCTGAAGCTCCTATCGCGACCGAAGCGGTAGAAGCGGCACAAGCTCCAGTTGTAACTGCTCAATACATGGCATACACAAAGCCACGCGTTGACACAAATGTTACTGCTGGACAATATGTAAACGCACAAATTCGTGCAATCCAAGGCGATACAGATGCACGCGACCTAGTTGCTGCATTACAAATTGCAACAGTTTCAGAAAATACAGGAACTGTTCCACCAAATTACTTACGCGATCTAATTGGTATAATTGATTCAAGCCGACCATTTATTGATTCAATTGAGCGCGCTCCACTACCAGCAACAGGAATGAAAATTTTTACTCCTAAGTTGGGAACACAAGCAACAGTTGCATTAACTACTGAAGGTTCAGAATATAGCTCAACAGATACAACTGTTACATTTCAGGAAGATAATGTGGTCAAATTTGCTGGCGCTGGGGTAATAAATCAAGAGCTCGCTGATAGATCTGACCCTGCATTTATAGATCTTTATTTAAGAGAGTTAGCTGGATCTTACGCACAAAAGACAGATGCTTATGCAGCACAAATTGCATCAGAAGCAGCAGCAGGATCATCAGGCGCAACAATCTATGCAGCAATCGCTGATGGAATTGCAGATTCTTATGGCCAAATGCGCTTCACACCAAATCGTCTATTAGTTGCACCTTCAGGTGGAACAAATGGAATTGATTTCGCTGGACTATTAGGTGCAGTTGCAGATGGTCGTCCACTATTCGCAGCAGCAAATCCTCAGAATGCCAATGGTTTAATTACTCAGGGCAGTACAAATGGTACAGTTGCTGGATTAGATCTAGTTGTAGATCCTAACTACACAGGTGACAATGCAAATGCTAAGCACGCATTGATTTACCCATCACAAGCTATGAGATTCCATGAGAGTGGAACTCTAGAAATCCGCGCCAATGTCGTAGCAAACGGACGCATTGAGATCGGTATTTATGGTTATGTTGCAGTAGTTAATCGCTACCCAGCAGCATTCCGTAAGTTATCAGTAGCTTAATTTAATTGAGTGCCTAGGGTTGCTCCCGATCCTAGGCATCCATTAAGGGAGTAAGGAGATGACATGCCAAGTATAATTACAGCCACCGAGTTGCGATCTGTGCTTGGTGTGTCGTCTGCTTTATATAATGACACATATCTAGATGGCATAATAGACACTAGCGAAAACACTATTTTGCCAATGTTAGTTACATTTAAGAGCGCAGTTCAAAAAACAGTTTTACAAGATAATGTTGCCACATTTACAACTGTTGGCGTGCATGAATTTACCGAAGGCCAATCGGTAGTTATTGCTGGTTGCTTGAGTCCATATAACGGAACTCGCACAGTATTAGCAGATAATCTTGGCGACTATACTTTTTCAGCTAATATCACAAACGCAGATGTAGTTGAGGCAAATGTCATTCCAAGCGGAAGTGCCACATTAACAGGCGCATCAACTTATGTTGGAAATCAATCAGTTAAATCAGCAGTACTTGTCATTTCAGTTGAAGTATTTCAATCAAGAGTTGCAGCAGGTGGACAAATAGAAGGAGTTGACTTTACAGCGACACCTTACAGAATGGGTCGCAGTTTATACTCACGCGTAATTGGAATTCTCGGGCCTTATGTAGATGTTGAAGGTATCTGTCAATAATGCCTAACCAAACAATCCTTGAACAGGTTCGCACACCTTTAGCAACTGCATTATCTAGCGTTGCCGGTAATGTTTATTCATTTGTGCCTGAAACAGTAATCCCGCCAGCTGTGGTAGTTGTACCTGATTCACCATACCTAGAATTTGAAACAATTAATAAATCTAACATTCGTGCAAAGATCAACATGACCATCACAGTTGCAGTTGCATATAACAGCAATCCAGCATCACTCGACAATATCGAGCAATTGCTTATTAGTGTTCTGGCAGTCATTCCGGCAGGATATATTGTCAGCTCGGTCGAAAGACCAACCGTCACACAAGTTGGAGCAAGTACTCTGCTAATCGCAGATGTTCGAGTTTCTACCTACTACACAAGAACCGTCTAAGGAGTAATCATGGCAACCGTAGTAATTACCGGTCGTGATATTTCGCTGTCTTTCTCAGGTGGAACAGACATCGAAGCACAAGCGACTAATGCAGTACTAACAAAAGTCAATGAGCGTCAGGTGTATCAAACACTTGATGGCGAGGCTTACAAGACCACCAATATCTCTGGCACATTTCAATTGGATATGCTGGCAGATTGGGGCAAGGCAAACTCAGTATGTGAGGCACTATGGACAGCAGCCGAAACTGCTCCTGATACCGATATTTCAATCACACTTACAGCTGCAACCGGGGCACAATTTGTGTTTCCAGTAAAGCCAGAGTTTCCAACAGCTGGTGGATCAGGAATTGATGCACAGGAAGTTTCATTCACCTTTACAGTTTCAAAGGGTGAAGTAACCGAAACATTTAGTTAAGAAATAGAAACGGGAGCAAAAAATGAAGTTACCAATTACAATTGAATATAACTCAGGCGAGCAAGCCACTTATGTAGCCCAACCGCCTGAGTGGGCAAAATGGGAAAAGACAACTGGCAACACCATAAGTCAAGCGAAAGAAAAACTTGGCATGTGGGATTTAATGTTTTTAGCATACAACGCTCAGAAGCGCGAAGCTGCTGGAAAGCCAGTTAAACCATTTGAGGCTTGGATGGAAACAGTCAGCGATGTAATAGTCGGTGATGCAAACCCAAAAGTCATCCAGCAGGAAGCCTAAACAGATTATTGGTTGAGTTGGCATTAGCCACACAAATTCCAATGAGCGAATGGGTTGATTCAGACGACATTTTAACAGCTATCGAAGTATTGGAGCAGAGGTATGGCAAGTGAAACAATCGCCTACAATAAAAAAGACCTGCGCGATATTTACAAGGCTTTTAAACTTATGGATGACCAAGCTACTGACGAAGCACGCCGTCAATCTGCTGCTCTGGCGTATTTTGCATCTGAAGAAATTAAACAAGCAGCTGGACAAAGAACAAAGGCTGGCAAAGTTGCGCAGAGAGTCGCGGATGGCGTTAGCATCTCTAAGTCAAGTAAGATCGGTGAATTCAGCTATGGATTCGCACGCCAAAAATTTTCAGGTGGTGCTACTACGCAAACCTTATGGGGTGGCATTGAGTTTGGTTCAAATAAATTCAAACAGTTCCCTGCATATTCTGGGCGGTCAGGTCGTGGATCTCGCGGATGGTTCATTTATCCAACCCTTCGCAGAATTCAGCCTGAATTGATTAATAAGTGGGAAGAAAGTTTTACTCGCATCATTAAGGAATGGGTCTAATGGCTACCGGTAATCGCACATTAAAATTATCAATCCTTGCTGATGTTGATGACTTAAAAAAGAAGTTAGGTGAAGCTGATAAAGCCGTTGAAACTAACTCAAGCAAGATTGCAGATTTTGGAAAGAAGGCTGCTGCTGCATTTGCGGTAGCTGCTGCTGCCGCCGTTGCCTATGCCAGCAAATTAGCCATTGATGGGGTCAAGAGTGCGATAGAGGATGAGCAGGCACAATTAAGGTTAGCCAACGCTTTAAGACAAGCCACAGGGGCAACAGATGCCCAAATAGCGGCAACTGAGGACATGATCCTAAAGACATCTTTAGCCACAGGTGTTGCCGATGACAAACTTCGCCCAGCCTTACAGAGATTGGCAGTATCTACAAAATCAACTGAGGAAGCCCAAAAGTTATTAACCCTTGCTTTAGATATTAGTGCTGCATCTGGTAAAGATTTAGAAACTGTTTCAAATGCTTTAGGTAGAGCCCAAGATGGTAATCAAGCATCACTTGGCAGATTAGGTCTTGGATTATCTAAGGCTGAACTTGCCACATTATCATTCACCGAAGTCCAAGCAAAACTTGCTGAATTGTATGGTGGCGCAGCAGCTACAAATGCTGAAACATTTCAAGGAAAGATTGATCGCTTAAAAGTAGGATTTGATGAAGCTAAAGAATCACTTGGCACAGCCTTACTACCTGAAATTGAAAAGTTTATTGGATTCTTAAATGAAACAGGTATACCAAGCCTTAATGCTTTTATTGCAGGTTTAACTGGAGAAGATGGATTAAGTTCAGGATTTACTCAAACTCAAAAAGATGCTGAAAGTTTTGGAAAGTCAATTGCTGGGGCTATCGGTGTTGTTCAAGGATTTATCACATTCCTTCGAGAGGCAATTGGTTTAGTCGTATCTTTAGCAAATGAATTAGCAAAAGTATTAAATCTGCTTCCAGGAGTAAATTTAGGACAATTATCTAATCCTGCGCCATCTGCTAGATCGGGATTTGAAAATATACCAACTCCAAGCGGATCAACTTTTGGTGGTCGTGGTATGGGTCAAATTAATAACATTACAATTAATGGGGCATTAGATCCTGAGGGAACTGCTCGAACTGTTGCAAATTATCTAAACAGCCAATCAGCGAGAAGTGTAACTGCTCTAAGGGATAGATAATGACAGTTTTTACACCTGATTGGAAATTAACTGTCGGTGGGGTTGATTATACTGACATAACTATTTCAGATGTTCAGCATACAGCAGGTCGATCTGACATATACCAACAGCCGCTTCCTTCATATATGCAAGTTACGCTGGTTGCATTAAATAACCAAACTTTACCTTTTGAGATAAACGATAGTTTTGATTTACAAGTAAAAGATTCAACTGGATCTTATGTAAGTTTATTTGGTGGAGATTTAACAGATGTAACTGTTTCAGTAGGTGCAACGGGTCAAATTGCAACAGTTATTCAATACACCATTTTGGCAATGGGAACACTAACAAAATTAACCAAAGAAATTTGGGATGATAACATTTCTCAAGATGAAGATGGCGACCAAATATATGAGATTTTATCTAGCATATTACTTGGCACTTGGAATGATGTTCCAGCAGCTTCTCAATGGTCAACTTATGATGCAACCGAAACTTGGGAAGATGCAGTCAATCTAGGGCTTGGGGAAATTGATCAGCCGGGTCTTTATACCATGACTGCTCAATCTACAACTGTGGACACCATCTACAACATTATTTCAGATATCGCTAATTCAGCATTTGGATATATTTACGAAGACAATCAAGGCAATATCGGTTATGCAGACGCAGATCATAGGCAGAATTATCTTTTAATTAATGGTTATGTTGAACTAGATGCTCGCCACGCTTTAGGTCAAGGTTTATCTACAATTATGAGATCAGCAGATGTTCGTAATGATATTTATATCAATTATGGCAACAATTACAATTCACAAGTTACTGCCACAGATGCAGCTTCAATTGCGTTATATGGCTACAAAGCCGAAAGCATTAATTCAAGGGTTCAAGGTGCTGTTGATGCTCAGGCTATTGCCGATCGATACATAGCCCAGAGAGCCTATCCAATACCAGCCTTTCAATCGATAACATTCCCAATTACCAACCCTGAAATTGATAACGCAGATCGGGATGATCTACTAGCTGTATTTATGGGAATGCCAGTTCATATTCAAAACCTACCTAACCAAATATCAGGTGGAGATTTTGAAGGTTATGTTGAGGGCTGGTCATGGAGCACTCGCTTTAATGAGCTGTTTCTCACAATCAATGTTTCTCCAGTCGCATTTAGCCAAGTGGCGATGCGTTGGAATACAACCCCAGCCACAGAAACATGGCAAACAATAGACCCAACTTTAACTTGGGAATACGCTACAATAATCTCATAGGAAAAGGATAAAATGGCAACCACTACCAATTATAGCTGGACTACTCCAGATGACACCGCGCTGGTCAAAGATGGCGCAGCTGCAATTCGCACGCTTGGATCATCTGCTGACACAACAGTTAAAGCACTAAATCCTGGAACTACTTCTGGAGATCTTGATTATTATACTTCATCAACAGCTAAAGCAAGAATTGGCATTGGAACAAACGGACAGGTATTAACTTCAAACGGATCTGTTCCAAGTTGGGCAACACCATCATCAGGTGGAATGACTTTAATTAGCACAACCACATTATCAGGCGCAACAACTACACTTTCATCAATTCCGCAAACTTATAATCATTTGATAATAATTGTCACAGGAATGACAGCAAATACATCTAACAAAGGATTTCGCGGATTACCAAACAATTCTAACAGTATTTCAACTTATACTTGGATTCAAGCAGCAAATACACCATCATCCAAAATTAACACTTTTCTTGATTTGTATGGTGGAAACACTTTAAGAACCAATGCAGATAATTCTTGTTTAATTAAAATAGATAATTACACTTCAACTACATCATATAAACCAGTAAACTTTTATTCAAGATATCTTTCATCCGATGGCACTACACTTATTGGAATTCTTGCAGGTGGAGCAATTAGCACAAATTCTGCAATTACTTCTTTTGTATTTGATTATGAAGGTGTAAATACTTTTGCTGGTGGAACAGTCCTACTTTACGGAGTTAAATAATGGCTAAATCAACAAGACCGATCATCAGAATACACAATGTTGAAGCAGATGAAGTTATTGACAGAGAAATGAATGATGCCGAGTTTGTTCAATACGAGGCAGATCAAGCAGCACAGGCAACAGCAAAAGCCGAAGCCGATGCAAAGGCTGCCGAAAAGCAAGCATTACTTGACAGACTTGGCATTACTGCTGACGAAGCAAAATTGCTACTTGGCTAATGAAGCCTTGGTTATCTAAAGCTGCTGAAACTTTTAGGGATCAGGTAAATGACTGCTTCCCTGATCGCAAGCGCACAACTGATGGATGGATTGGTGATGCTCGCCATTCAGCCAGAGTCAGTCAGCACAACCCGAATGAACAGGGTGAAGTATGTGCCATCGACATTGACGCTCGCCTATCTGACCAAGAGGGGCTTAGTTTCGATTTGGCAGATCAGGTTAGACTCGCAGCAAAAAAGGATAAGCGTATTTATTATGTGATCCACGCTGGCAAAATTGCTAGTGCTAGATCGCTCTGGAAATTTAAAAAATACAGAGGCATAAACCCGCATCACAAACACATTCATATCTCTTTCAAACCAAATCAAAATGGCAAGAAGTTCGACATCCCACTACTGAAAGGTAACTAATGAAACTATCTAAAAAACACAAAGCAGCAATTAAGTCATATTTGAGAGCTGTAGCAGCTAGTGGAATTACAGTTGCCCTAGCAATAGTGGCTGACATTCATCCAGCCTATGCAACCATGCTTGGTGCGATTGTTGCGCCTATTGCAAAAGCGTTAGATCCAAAGTCAGGGAGCGAAGCTGATTATGGAATTAATGCTTCATGACCGCAAACGAATGGGTTGGCATAGCCGTTGGCGTATGCGCCGTATCAACCAGTTTATTAGTGGGTCTGCGCTTTCTTATTAAATCCTACTTATCTGAACTTAAACCAAACTCAGGCAGCTCGATCAAAGACCAAATTTCAAGATTAGAAACTCAAAGTTTGCAACTGCAACAGCGTGTTGATGATCTGTTTGTCTTAATTAGTAAGCGATAATTTTGCTATGGCGAACACACGAAAACGCACACCACGCAAAAAGGTTAATCGGAGAGTAGTTCGCCAAACTCCTGAACCATTATCAAAACTAGATCAATTCTATATTGCGAAGCATGAAATGTTTAGAGCTGCACGCAAGGCTGGATTTAATGAATCCTGTGCGCTTTACCTAATGGATAATCCTGAATCCATGCCTGACTGGATCGTGGGCGACAAGGGAATAATCCCAACTATCCCAACTCCAGATGAGGATGACGATTAAAACTAATCGTAGGTATTTAGTAACACCGGATTTGCAGATACCGCTGCATCATCCAAAAGCAGTTGCCAACCTGATTAAAATGGTGAAACACGAGAAGTTTGATTTCGTCCTAAATGTTGGTGATGAAATGGATCTAGGTTCACAAAGCCGTTGGGCAAAAGGCACAAAATTAGAGTTTGCAGAAACCTTAGATGAGGAAAGAAAACTAGGCCAAGAGATCCTTTACGATCTAGGCACGACCGATATTGTCCGGTCAAATCACACAGATAGAATTTATCAAACATTACTCAAAGGTGCGCCATCACTTATTGGATTACCTGAATTAGCCTATGACAAGTTTATGGATTTCAGCAGCTTAGGGATTAGATTTCATAAGCGAGCCTACGAGTTTGAAAAGGGCTGGCACTTGGCTCATGGCGACGAAGGCAACATGTCTAAGCACGCAGGTATAACAGGCCTTAATTTGGCCAAGAAATGGCATTCTAGCGTGGTTTGTGGCCACTCCCATAGGCAGGGTGCAGTCCGACACCAAACTGGCTTAAATGGCCGTTATTCAACGATTTGGGGCATTGAGGCAGGACATCTAATGGACATGCGTAAAGCCTCTTATCTTAAATACAATTCAGCCGATTGGAATATGGGCTTCACAGTCTTAAGTTTTGGCAAAAAAGGCCATCAAGTAGAGTTGATCCCAGTTAATCATGACGGATCATTTACCTATAATAGACGGACTTATGGGTCTTGAAACCGATTATCGGGATAGGACGATTGATGACCATATCGACGATCTTGAGGATCTTGGCGTTATCTAATCGTTATAAAACACGCCGTAAGTAGTTAACCAACTGTCCTTGCTTTAAGTCATACTTTCTGTATCAGACATCCGTCTGGTATTAGGGAGCGAAATGGAAATTGTAGGTTACGGATTTATTATAGGCTGCATTATTGGTCTAGCGTTATATTTTTTATACGAACACATCAAAGATGAAGCCTATGACAATGGTTATTGGGCAGGTCGCACAGCTGGCTGGAAAGCATCTAATGAGCATCAGCAAAAAATCCGAGCGATGAAATCAAGAGCTGTATTTGATTATGACAAAAACTGAGAAATTGCTGCAAGATGCGCTCGCACTTATCCACGAAAGAGGAATGCAGTATGGTCATCCGGCAATCCAAATGGATCGAATTGCCAAATTGTGGTCTGCGTATCTTGGTTACCCAATCACATCAAATCAAGTGGCAGGCTGTATGGTCATGCTCAAACTCAGTCGTAGTGTTGAAAGTCCAGAAATTATGGATCACTACCAAGACGCAATTGCGTATGTCGCAATATCAAAAACCTGTCATGAATACATGCAAGACAAAGACTTTGAATGGGAGCACTAATAATGGGATTTAATTTAAATGACTATGAGGATGTCGCTACTTTGAACAAATGGTTTATTAGCAACTTCCCAAAGGGTAGATCAGATTTATCAGTAATTAGCCATGACGCTAAAGATGGTTATATTTTAGTTCAGGCTACTTTATGGCGCGACTCAATAGATGATAAGCCAGCAGTTTCTAACATAGCCTTTGGCTCAAGAGAAACTTATATTCCTAACATGAAAAAGTTTTATGTTGAGGATACAGCTACTTCTGCACTTGGAAGGGCAATAATCTTACTTAAGGGATCTGACAAAACAGCAACCAAAGATGATATGAAAAAGGTTGATGTCGAGCCAAATCAATACGAAAAGAAATTACAAGAAAGGCGATACGGAGCGCCAGGCACTAAATCAGCTGCTATTGAGGATGCACTTAGAGCTTCATTTGCAGTAGAGAATAAAGTCGATGATCCGCAACAATGGACTATTGCCGATGCTGTTGATGCAGTTGGTCATACAACACCAAAAGAGCCCCCAATGTGTGAACATGGGATGATTCTTAAACAGGGTGTGAGCAAGGGCGGAAAACCATATTATGGATATGTTTGCAAAGGATCAAATAAGGATCACGCCGTCTGGGCAAAGATGACCGCCAAAGGCACATTCTATTTTGATGGGGTCGAGTAATGGGATACATAGCTTTCATTAACGGATCAGGCTTTACAGTTGAAATAGATGATGATGGTGCTCATATTGTCAAATCGGTTATTACATGCGAAATGTGTGGGGATGATCGGGTGTTTAAGAATGGCGCTTGCTTTGTCTGTTCAGAGTTAATCAAACATGACTAGCTTTAAATGTAATGGCTGCGCTCGCAAGACTGAGTTTCTATGGCTTGATGCGATAGACATGCCTGATGGATTCAAGGTTTATCAATGTATGGATTGCGGATGCGTAGGTGTCAAGAATATAACTGAGCAGATAGATCGAATACCGGACACAAAGATAAGCAGGTGTGTTAGTTGTGGGGCTTGGCAGTTTGAAGCTAAACCCTGTCATACTTGCTTATTGATTGGAGAATATGATGCCAACCTATGAATACAGCTGCAAAGAATGCGGCACTTATGGATCAGTCCATCGAACCTACAAAGAGGATGATGGCGGTATGAATTGTCCTAAGTGTGGGCTAGATATGACAAGGATCTACTCAACAGTAGGGTTAGTTTTTAAGGGCGAAGGATGGGCTGGTAAGACTAAATGAGCGAAGCAGGCTATTCAGATACTTGGTTAGAGGAAGATGATTACAGGATAGTGACATGCCGTCTGACCTGCGGTTTTGCTAGATGATTTGGAGTCATATGATACGCTCTAGGCAAGTATTTGCCCTAAAGGCAAAAACGCGAGCCCGTAAGGCTCAGCTCGCGAGGTGCTGGCTAGTCGGGGGAGCTCTGTTTGTTTTACAAACCTTTGCATTAGATACAGCTAAATCTCAAGAACTTAGAATTAATACATTAAAACAAATTACATTCCATAAGATGAATTATTCATTTAAAGAGTTTTATTGTTTAGATGAGTTATTACATAAAGAATCAAGATGGAACTACAAAGCCAAGAATCCTAAGTCAAGTGCATTTGGTCTATTTCAAATGATAGGTAATAAAGAGCAAGATCCAATAAAGCAAATTGATAAAGGCTTACGCTATATTGAGCATAGGTATTCAGGTTCAGCTTGCAAGGCGCTCGCTCATCATAAGCTTAAAGGATGGTATTGATGTCTAAGTCTGCAATAGGAACTAGACAATGGAATGACAAGATCAGACCACGCATACTTGCAAGAGATAACAATACTTGCTTCTATTGTGGGCAATATGGAGATACAGTCGATCATTTAATTCCGAGAAGGCTGGAAGGTAATGATAGTGATGATAATTTGGTTTGTGCCTGCCGTAAATGTAATTATTCGAAGGGTGGGCGCTTTTTTGTGAGCCGACGGAGAC